TCGCCTCCAGTGCAAAAAGTTTCTGTAACGCTGCGGCTAGGTCATTCTCAGCAATTAAACAACGGCGCTGTAATTCCTCGCCTCTGCCCTCCCAAGTTTTTGCTTTGTCATTCGCTCCAGCAACCTCGGAGCGGTAGTCTAGCAGTTGGGTCTCGTACTTGAAAATCAAACTGCTTTTTTTCTTTAATTCTCTGCTCAATCCTCGCACTTGAGCGCGGGAAGCATTCAACGCCAATGCAAGCGCAACGGCTGCAATAGTGGCTAGTGTGGTGTAAAGTATCATTTGTTTTTAGTTTTTCTTTGGGTTAGCATCTGCGTGTAATCGTCAAAGTGCGGAATAAATTCGTCGCGTTCAAACTCATAAGGCCGAGCCTCTGGTAAACGATTTAGATCGCGTTTGTACTGCTTGAATTTCCAAGCGATAAAGCTGACTGCAACGGCTAACGGGGTTGCTAGAATAAGGTAGATTGCATCCATAGTGTGGTTATTTTTTGGTTATTGTGTGTGCAAATCTAATCAAGTTTTACACAAAACAAAATAAATTTTAAAATATTTTAAAAAAAAGCCCCGAGCCGAAACCCGAGGCAAACTAAAAAATTAGCACCACACTAATAAGGTGCAAAATTATTACAGGGTATCGAGGACCTCGTTAATACGGCGAAGAGTTGTTAACGTTTTGGGTTCCTTTTTTGCCCAATGGCTTAGCACCCCTCTATTTATCCCTGCCATGTCGCAAACTTTCGTAAGACTGACCCCTTTGCTAACTGCCCTCAGTTTTAACTCCATTACTATATTTCTATTCATTTGCTACAAATTTACAAATAATGTACTAAATTTGCAAGGTATGACTTACCACACTAATACGGCCCGCATATCTAAAAGCGGCCTCGACCTAATTAACCGCGCTCCAGCTCATTACTTTGAGCGCTACCTAAACCCAAACGCCCCACCGCAAAAAGAAACGCCCGCCCTAGTCATTGGGTCGGCAGTCCATTGCGCTGTACTGGAGCCTCAAGAGTTTGGCAAACGCTACGCCGTTGGGCCACGCGTTGACCGCCGAACTTCCAAGGGGAAGGCCGAATGGGAAGAGTTCCTAACCCAGTCCGCGGGGCTTACCTGCCTCGACTCTGAAACTGCAACCCTATGCGAGCGCATAATGGAAGCCGTGCGCCGTTTCCCTGCTGCAAAGTATCTTTTAAAAGAAGGGCAGGCAGAGAAAGTAATTGAGTGGACCGATGAAGCTATAGAGGTAGACTGCAAAGCACGCCCCGACTGGCTCACTCCAGATAATATAATTGTAGATTTAAAAACTACCGAGGATGCAAGCCCTCGCGGGTTTGCCCAATCTGTTAGAAAATACAGGTACGATGTACAGGCCGCGTTTTATTCTGACGGCCTCGAGGCTGCCACGGGCAAAGAGTGTGAAGGCTTCTTTTTTATAGCCGTTGAAAAATCCCCGCCGTTCCTGTGCGCTGTTTACTTTTTAGGCGCCGACGACTTGCTAGAAGCTAGGCAGAAATACCAAAAAAATCTGCTCACCTATAGACTGTGCAAAGAGTCTGGCATTTGGTCGGGCTATTCTGAAATCGTTACTAAATTAGAAATATGGAAACCATGACACCAAAAGAGAAAGCAAAAGAACTCGTTGACAAATTCACCGTAGTTGGATTGCAACAAAGAAACGAAGGGATTCAATGTGCATTGATTGCAGTTGATGAAATTTTATATGCTTATCCACACACATACGAAATGGAAAAAGTATCTACAAAGGAGGGCGAAGACATTTACATTATAATGAATGTAAGGTCAAACATTGGATATTGGAATGAAGTAAAAGAAGAAATAAAAAAACTATGACCACAGAAATAAACACCACCGAATTAACTACCATTGAGACAAACAACGGCGCAATCTTTGCCCCTGCTCAGTTTGAACACGCCCAGCGTATCGCAAAAGTCCTGAGCTCATCCGACCTCGTTCCAACCCAGTATAAAAACAATGTAGCCAACACGCTCGTTGCCCTAGAAATGGCTAACCGTATGGGCGCTTCTCCGCTTATGGTAATGCAAAACTTGCACATAATCCACGGCCGCCCTAGTTGGGGCTCAAGTTTTATTATTGCATCCCTAAACAGCTGCGGCCGTTTCACCACCCTCCGTTTCCAAGGCGACGCTGATAAGTGCAAAGCAGTAGCAACTGACAAAGCCACGGGCGAGGTCTTAGAAGGCCCCACAGTGTCCTTAGAAATGGCAAAGGCAGAGGGTTGGCTAGACAAAGCAGGCAGCAAATGGAAAACAATGCCAGAGCTTATGCTAAAGTATCGCGCTGCTGCTTTCTTTGGTAGGCTTTACGCCCCCGAGGTATTAATGGGGATGCAAACGAGCGAGGAGGTAATAGACATAACGCCTATGCAACCTGCTGCTGTCGACGCAATTAATGCCAAGATTAATCCAAAAGGTTAACCAAGTCCTTACTTTCAATCAGCGTATAACTAAAGCGGTTGCCATGCAAGGCGGCCGCTTTTTTTGCTAATAGCATAAACTCGTTAAAATCAGCAACTCGCTTAAAGACTTGGCAGCCGTGGCTCCAGTCATCCACTCGGGTACTATCAACGCCAGCCTTATGTATGTTAATGCCGAAAACGCCTGTTTCTGTTTTATCTGTTTGATATATTCCATCCTTTGTAAAATCGCGGTACACTGTTACAGGTGCAACTTGGCGCAGTGCCTCATACTTTCCTTGATGCAAACCGATTGCATGGCTTCCCCTGTACTGGTTACAAACTAGCCGCGCAGTTCCGCCGCCGTTGTCAGTTGTAATTGGGTATTCTTTTACTATCCAAACGCCGTCTAATTTGTAAGCAACTACGAGCTTATCGTCGAAAGCGTTTGTAACTTTTGAGCCTGTGGAACTGTTGCGGATCCCGATAATATTTAAATTGTATTCGCCGCCCTCAAAGAAAGCGTATTTCTTAGCGGCCATCGTGGCCTTTAATGTTTGTATGTTCATAGTATTGCAAAAATAATACTTAGCAATGAAATGCCAAGCGTTAGGCGTTTCCACTTAGTTACCTGTTTATCGGTTGCCTGTATGCGATCTAAAAGCTTAGCCTCAATCTTGCCCTGCTGTGCAATGACTGCGCTATCGACTTTCCGAAACTCCCTGCACAGTGCTAAGTTTTCCCGGGCTTCTGCGCCCTTTATTAGATACAGATTACTTGCCGAGACTGTCGAGCTGTCGGTGCATTGCGATAAGGCGACGCGTGGCGCTGCAAGTAGTATCGCCATTAAGAGTAAGGTAAAGCGTGTCATATTTTTGGGTTATTATGTTCTGCGTATCGTGCAGGGTTTTGTACTTAAGACGAATCTGCCTAAGCGTGTCGTGCATTAACACAACCTCCTTATCTATCTGAACGATTTTAACGGGGCTCTGCGGCACTTTCGTTATAGTGTACAGGCAAACTGCTAACACAATTAAACAGATAGCCCAAAAGCCCCCGTTTTTCATTCGTCGTTTTTCTTTCCGCTAAACTTATCTACACTTGTAAAGCCCAGCGTTAAAATAGTTACCCATTCAACTGCCGCTACCAATTCCGCACTCGGTGCAATGTCCTGCGGGCTCATTGAATTGTGTGCCATCGTGCCAAACAAAACAAACGCGCCGATAATTCCGACAAAGCGCTTGCTAGATAGTTGGCCGTTGTCTCCTTTAAATATTTCCATTAATTTTTTCATCTGCCTTGTCCTCTGTATTTTTTAGCGGGGCGGTTGTTCTTAGAGTGCACGCCCTTATTTTTACGTTTTGGCTTCACTCTAAACGCCGCTGTGTTGGATGCCTTAACCTTTGCCATTATTTAATCCCGTTTAGCCTGAGCATATTGTTAATGCTGATTGTATCCATGTCGGCCATCGCAGTGTCGACCCCTAAAAACATCATTGTAACGGCATACTTTTCAACCTTCGCCTGGGCCTTCAATGTCTGAGCTTGTGCTACTGCTACCGCCTCCTTTAATTCGGCTTTCTCTTCAACCTTAGCTGCTACTAATTCCGCGCTCATTGTCTGCGCCAACTTGGTAGCCTGCCCGGCTGTTTGCAAATTAGCTTCCACCTTCTTAAGCATTGCCTCGACCTCGTCGTAAGGCGGCTGCTGTACTGCCTGAATCGGTATGCAAATCCAACCTAAGAAAAGCACAGTTAAGAAAATTAAAGCAAAGTTTCTCATAGCTTACTCATTGTATTCATGATTCGTATTTCCGTGATCGCGGCAGCCAGTGCACTGTCGGATTTCTTTAATGCGTAGCTGAGGCGATCTATCTTAATATCCAACGCATCAATCTTGTGATTACTCTTTTCAATCTGCTCTTTATACCCCGACCTAAGGTCAACATACAAATAAGACACAGCCAACAGCATACAAAAAGCCACGGCAGCAACTGGGTTTTTACGAAATTGGTCAAAGCTGACAGGTAGCGCATTGGGTTTTACTTTCGGTGTTGTCATTTTAATTACATATAGGATTAATCCAAGTTAAAGTTTCTTCATCCCAAGTCCAAAGACATCCGTCATTTGGGTATGGCGTAGGCGGCTGCCAAAGACAGTCCGCATCCAATGTCCAACTTGGGTATGGTTGTGGGCTTGAAAAATTGTCTTTATCAGGGTAATAAATAAACCCAACACCAGCAAAGTTTTTGCCTTGTGTGTTGTAGTAAGTTCGCACCCATTTACCGCCAAATGTATCTATACACCATTCAACCGAATCGGCAACAATTACTTCTAAAACTATGTTATTTTCTAATTTAGCAACTTGCATATTATGTAGGATAAGAAATTATAACAATACCGCTTCCCCCGTTACCTCCGTTGGATGCATTATATAAATAACTACCACCTCCACCTCCACCTGTATTTGCCGAAGCATCAAGGGCAATTGGTGTCATTGCATAACCTTCTCCTCTTGCTCCACCACCAAGACCGCCAGTTCCTTGAAAATTACTGTTCCCTGAACTACCTCCACCACCACCAGCGTAATATGTAGAACTTCCACTAATTGAATAAGCAAGACCTACCCCTCCATTACCACCCTTTGCAGCAATTCCAATACCAGCATTTTGCCCAACAGCTCCTGCTCCTCCGCCACCACCGCCACTATTGTATGAAGCAGTTCCTGCACCTCCAGCATTACCTTGTCCACTTGTTCCAGCACCTCCGGTAGAAGGTCCGCCACCACCGCCACCACTTCCTCCACTTGATGTAGTAGCACCGCCTATACCACCTTTGCCACCACCAACGGCAGTTAAAGTATCAAATACAGAATTATTCCCATTTGTATTTCCTCCGCTTCCTGATGTGCATTTTACTCCACCACTACCCACAGTAATAGTGTACGCATTTACGGCAACAGATTTTGCAGCATCGTACAATAAACCTCCAGCACCACCGCCACCACCTGCAACAACACCGCCACCGCCACCACCAGCAACTACCAATGCTTCAACGGTTGCCATTGCTGGTGCAGCTGTAACAGTAAAAGTCCCTGAGCTTGTAAAGGTGTGAATAGTCATCCCACCTGCAAAAGTTATTGTTCCACCAGTTGCAACAATAGAATCAAATACTTGTTGACTACCAATCAACCCCAACTGCGTAGGCAATTGCCCAGCGACCAACTTGTCACCAAACAACTTCTCATTAAACCCACGCATTATACCGAAGTCAGGCATATCAATAATCTCCTTTGATTGCAAATATATTAACTCCAGCGGCTTGTGCAACAGTTGTGCCGACTTTCACCACTTGACCCGCTTTTAACTGCAAATCACTGTAAGCAGTCACCGCCCTTTGTGATGTTATCAATGTAGTTGGTGTAATTGCCGCAAGTGCAATCTCATCATAAAGTTTGAAATTCGCCCCTGTTGAATCACTAACAAAAATCAAAACCAAAGTTGCCGTATTTGTTCCTGCAACCTTCGCTCCAATCTGCGTGATCTTCGTGCCGTTTGTTGCAGCAGTTAAAAGCGTGACGGTGTTTGTCATTGTTGCACCTGTTCGGTCGGTTGTCGCAGTTGTCACAGTTGCGATTGCAAGTTCTGGTGATAGTGCGAATATGGGTGATGTATTTGCTGCCATTTTAGTAGTTATAAAATAAGTATAAAGCGGAGCCTACGCCGCCGCCTGTGTTAGGTAAATTCGTTAAATTAGATCCATCGACAGCAGGCAGTTTTAAATTGCCGTCTAGCCTTACAAGTTTGTTAGCATCGTTAAAAACATTGCCTGCCAAAGTAACTGTATTAGGCAAACGCGCGACATCCAACGTCCCGCTTATGATATTGCCCGCAGCCGTTTGGTCCACGTTTTGCACATTGCCTAAGCTGATTTGGTCCTTAGTAACAGCGTGCGGATTGCTGTAGTTTGTTGTATGGTTTGTTAGCGCTGTGGTGCTTGCTTTGGTTGCAATGCTTGCAGCTTGCGCTGTGCTCACTGGCTTATCAATGTCGGCGGTATTGTCTACATTGGTTAAACCGATATCTGTCTTATCTAATACAACAGCCCCGACCTCACCATTCACAGAAGTGACAGAGCCCTGCGCTGCGATCGTTAAAGTGTTAGCAGTATCGTTATAGGTTATAGTAACATTGGCGCCCGCTTGTAACAGCGCCGCAACCCTGTCATCTACTCGCTCGCTAGTGTAATAAAGCGCAGTCGCTGACTCGGGTATTTCTTGAGTGGTTAACGAAACCGTGCCGCTCTGATTGTTTACAGATAGAACACCACCCGGCAAACCGCTTGCCCCTTGGATGCCATACAAAACGCCCTTATCAATTACAGAAGTTACTACCTCGGTAGAGGCGGGGAAAGTGATAACGATCGCAGACGCTGGCGCATCTGTTACCGTTACATTTGTAGCCCCTGGTATCTGTACGATAATATCGCTCATAAATTTTTAGTAAGTGCGTTGCTAAATTGTACGATGTTATCCTTATAAATTACGTGCTTATTGCTTGGGTAACTGGCATCAGTGAAAACCTTTGTAACTTCCATCGACAACATACCTGCCTCCCAACCTTTGGTAATGGCGCGCGTCAATAACACAGAACATTGTTTTGTTTGACCGCTTACTGCAATCACAGTGCCTGCTGTTTTCTTAAAGCTTACTTTTAAAACGTCGTTAATAATTACGCCTACTATTACGTCAGCCATTAAAGAAAATGTATCGTCTACCAAATCAATAACAATCGTTACATCCTCGCCAGTATATAAAGCAACAGCCATAAATCAAAAATACAACTACGCACTCTGGGGCGCGTTAACAAATTACGGATGAGCTGCAATTATAAACCACTTGGTGCCGTCGCAAATAATCGTATGGCTGTCGTAGTTTGTATTTAAAAGGAAATGATCTGTGCCGTTTATATTTTCTCCAGTGGCTGCATTAATCCTGAAGGTATGGGAAGACCCAGACTTCACGAAGTAATATTTTTTCCCTTTCTGTGTAGCTACAGCAGGCAAGTTTAAAATAACAGAACCGCCCGCAGTGTTTCCAATGTGCCCCTCAAAATTTGTATCCAGTGAGCTCGTGCCCGTCGTGTAAGTTTTAAAGGTGCCGTGTTCTTGTAGGTGCCACTCCATTACTGTATTTGCTGCGTCGTATTGAAGCATAACCTCGTAACGGGTATCTACTGTGGGTACAGTCGTCGGGCTTCCGCTAACGTCGTTAGATAGCGTTTGTTTTACTGCGTCAGTAATACCGCTAAGCTGGTCGTTAATGTTACTTACTTGCATATCCAAGTAGTTCACACGATCCTTTAATCCATCACCCAATTTTAAACCCTCACCGCTTCCGCTAACGCCCGCATAAGTTGGTATAATTGCAACCCATTCGCCTGCCCATTGGTCAGAGGTGGCAGAGTATTGGCAGCCCTGAAGTACCCAAGTATACCCGTCAAAGTAAAGCGATTTAATTGCGCTCATAGTTCCACTGTCTACCCAAGTGCCTTGTATAACAGGCATAAAATCTTTATATAATCCCGCCACGCTATTACCTAGCGCTTCGGTTATAGTCCCAACAGTTACCGAATCCCAACCGCCGTACCATGTCGAGCCTGCGTTAACGTAATTTGTGCCATCGTTTACTCGTACAATTCCCGTTGCGTATTTCGTATTACTTGAGTAGTATTTAGGATTAAGGATTACAGGCACTGAATTAACAGAACTGCCCGCAGCTGGTGTATAAACTTCTGTAATATCAAAAGTAAAGTCTGGGTTGTTGTATGGGCTAGCGTCTGCAAAAGCCACATTAACTGAACCCCAAAAAGGTTTTAATTGTGAAAATGGCGACCCACTTCCTGGCTTTCCTGGCTTTGTAAAAACTCGGCCCACAGCGTATACTTTTTCTATTTCTATGTTTAAAGTTGTAAATCCTGCGGGGGCTGTAGTTAAATTTTTATCAAAGTTAAAAGTGGTCCAAGTGCTAGACTGGTTGCTAGTGTCGATTTTTTCTACATAGGCTGGAACGGTGGCCGATGACCCGCTATGATTTTTCCAATACCAAGTAGAGTTATCTAATATTTTAATATTACTGCTACTGTCAGTTATCCAAATCCTAACGTATACCTCGCTATAATCTTCTGGATTTACGGCAGATGTAGTAGTAGCAAAATAACCTTTGGAAAATTTAATATTAAACCTTGCGCGAATTGGCGCCGTGTCCGGGTTGGCCCCAGTAGGTATATCTGTAAAGGTACCGCCTAAAAAATTACTACTACTATTTGCCCAAACTCTATAAATACCCGCTCCTAGTTTTCGCTCTGTGTCAACTTGTACAAACTTTGCTGCTACTTGGTTAGTTAGGTTTGGCTTAGCCATCCACTGCGGGCGGGCGGGCAATGTGCCTAATGTTTGCCTGTGCGAATAGGTTGCCGTAGTGCTTCCAAACTGCAGGGTATACGTGTAGACTCTATAGGTAATTGTTGTGTCAATGTAATCCGCAAAACTTACAAGCCAGTACTTACCCTGAGAGTGAATTAAGCGCGCCTGTTTGATTTCGCAAAGTTGCTCTAACGCTTGCGCGTAGTCTAGCATATCATTAGAAGCGTATATAAACTGATTTACATCTGTCGCTTTAACGTCTTTAAATTGATCGTAATTGCTTACAAAAGTACTTAGGTCGACCTGCTCCAAATCAAAACCTTTGCGACTAGCTGCAGAGTTGTATACCGTAGAAGCCTCACGGAAGTAATCCGTTTCCGTTCCGTCAATTACCCAATAATCTTTTAAGTTCAACGTATCCAAGGCGCGCCTAAACATTTGCGCTATTGTAATTTTGCCGGCTGTAAAGTTTGTAGGATCTACCTTGTAACCGCTGAGTAATTCTAATCCATCCACTGCCGTTAATTGTAGCACTGGCTTCGCTTGGATGGCTTCACGTTTCCTTACTAACTGATCCGCAAGAACACGGCCGACGTAATCCAATACTCCTGCCTTATAGATTAGAATGGCCCAATATTGCTCAGTGTTTGTGGCTATGCTTAAAAAGTCAGTTAATACGGTATTATTCGGGATCACCCAAAAAGTCTCTACTCTACTCGGTCGAATGTAGTTTGTATAAAGTGGGTCGCCCTCGCCCTTGCGTGTAATCACATAGCCTTCACCTGCAAGCGTTAACTCTGTGCCTCCACTGTTTGCTGTGCCTGTAGGTCCGTCCCATATTTCAACCCTGTGGGTAACGTTGTTAATGCTCTTAAACGAGCCGTAATAAATCCGTGCCATCTTATCCCCTGCTAGAGTCTCTATTATATCGTTCCAAAACTATTGCCAAATCCCTACCCTGTATACTTGTAGAAGCTACAAATCCGCTGCTGTCGTTACTCTTTAACATCCCTTTTAATTTATCCAATGGCGCTATCACTTCAGGGTTAGAACTCGCCCCAGGATATTCACCCATAAGGCCAAGCGTTGGACCGCTAACTATACCACCGTCTGCAAAGGCTGTAACCTGTGGGCCGTTGGCTAAAGTATTACGCACAATCGCCGCGCCCGCCATCAAAGCAATACCTGCCGCAGCTGCCGCTATTGGGTTGGCTACAATTAATTTTTTAAAGGCATCTGTTGCAATCGCCGTGGCTACAATAGCTTTACCTAAAGTTTGCATAAATCCCGCAATGGCGCCTAGCATATTCTTTCCAAAATTTTTGCCTGCGTTTTTATCGCCTGTTGCAACGTCTGCAATAAGTTGCGCAAATGATGCCGCGGCCTCAGTCTGTAAGGTAGCGAAAGCAGCGTTAAGCTCTGCCGTTAACTCCTTCATTTTTTTAACTGTTTCGCTGTAGCTCTGAGGGTCAATTTTGACCTGCAATAATATTGGCGCAACCCCTGTGCCCGCTACCATATTGGCAGGGGTAAATTGTTTTGATTTTAAAGCATCGGCTGCCGCTTTATCCTTTAGCTTTTTATTACGCTCAATGTTAAACTGCTCAGCATCGTTTACTCCTTTGCCGTGCGCAATAATTAAATCTAATTCTTTTTTTAATTGTTTCTCGGTAAGTTCTGCAGATTTTTGGGTTGACTTGCCTTTAGCCGCAATCTGGATATCTAAGCCCTTTAATATAATATCGTTCTCTAGTTCCTGCGTCGTTTGTGTTAACTGGATTTTTAATTCTGAATCATCGCTTAATTGACCTTGCAAAGTTTTTAAGGCCTTAAGCCTTTTATGCATGTGCTCCAGTTCTATCTTTGCAATTTCCGCCTCTGTTTTACCTGCAAGCTGAGCCTCTTTTATTGCAACATTCTTTTTATATTCTAACTGGCGCTCAACAAATTTTAACGCTCTGTTATTGTACGCCTCTAATTCTGTAGTATATTTTTTCTGTGCTTGCTCGGCAGCTTCTGCCGCTTCTGCATTATTTTGAAGTGCATTGTAAATTAAAACTAAGCCCGCGATAATAGCGCCCGCTCCAGTAGCAACTAATGCGGCAGAATAAACGCGCGCTGCAACTGTTGCCTGCCCTAAAACGTAGGTTTGTATTTTTGTGGCCGCGGTAGTTAGTCCAACCATGAAAGCACTTTCTGCCTGCAAGGTATTTTGAACCGCTTGCAATCCAGTTACCAAAGCCATAACGCCCTGCAACTTTACCATCGTTTGCTGCAGCTCTTTATTCTCACCACCAAATACAGCAGCCGCACCTTGCGCTACGGCAAAGCCTCCAGCAACTCCCTGAATACCACCGAGCACCGCATCTAGCCTACGCGTGTCGCTTGCAAAATAAGTCACCTCTCCGCGCGTATCGGCGATGGCATCCTTCATGCGGCCCGCCTGTTTAATTATTTCGTTTGCAACTTGCGCAAACTCTGGACCTAATGCCCGGGCTTCCATCGCCAACTGAGTTAACTGCCTTACGCTTCCCATCGTTGGGTTACGCGTAGCAATAGACGCCAAACGTTCTTCCATCGACTTAGCCGACTTCGCAACCTCGGCGCTCATTTGGTTGCTGCTCTTTTGAACTATCGCAATGGCTTTGTTAAACCCTTCGCGCAGCTTTTCAATGTCGGCGCCTATAACAATATTTAAACTTTTAGCCATTACCTAGTAAAGTTAATTAAATAGTCCTGAGAAATTTGGTATAAACCTGCAAAGGCGGCTGTATCGTCGGCGGTTTGATTCTCGCCGTCGTATTCCAGTGTTTGGCATTTGATCCCGTTAAAAGTTCCGGGCAATGTTACCGCCTCAAACGCTGTGCGAATTGCTGAAGCAACCGCCTGCGCACTGCTCAAACTTGTGCCATAAGCATTAACTTGAACGCGTGCAAACTCTGTGCGGCTATGCCCTGACTTTGTAGGGTTAGGAACTTGGCTAATTAAGTTATAACTAACAGCGGGAAACGCGCTTTCCTGTGGTATCCTAACAGGATTTAGCCGCGTAGATATTAGCGCAGTGAGCGCCGCGTTAGTACTTAAGATATTGTAGGCTATTTTATTTGCGCTCATGCTTTCGCGTCTGGGGTTAACTTATCAAAGACATGCGAATATAACTTTAAAGCGTCGTGTATTGATAGGTAATCGGATACCTCCCACGGAAATGTTAACAGCCGTTTGGGTTCTATGGGCTTCTTTAAGTGTGGGGCCATGCCGGTAGCAACAGCCCAGCGGGTTATTTCCCATTGGTTTCTATACTGTTGCTGCTGAGCTTCGCGCATCCCTTCCAATTTTAAACGCCAAAAGCGAGGCGTAGACTTTAAAAAAGCCTGCTCACTTAGCATCATTTCGCCATAAGCAATGCGCTCAATCTTGCGCCAAGTTAGCGGGGCGCCGTCGCCCTTGGCAGTTACTCCCCCGTTGACTCTTCAACAGGTGCAAAAAATTCTGTTATTGCTGCGGTAAAACCTTCCAACGCTGGGCTGATTTCCTGAAACTTTTTAATCGCCGCGCCTAACTTTTGGACTGTCGGGTAAGGCGTTTTTTTATCCTGAATCTCGTAGCCTTCCAAGATCCCGTAAAACGCGCAACTCAAAGCAAAATCCATAGACTTAGCCAAGTCCTTTTGCAGGTTTAAATCCGCAAAGGTTTCCATACCTGCAACCTCCATAATATTACGCAGGCTGTTCATGTTAAATAAAAGGGGGTGATCAACACCCCCTAGTTTAATTGTAGTGCTCATGGCACAAATATAATACTATTAAGCAACAGTACCCAAAGTCAAAGCTCCAGATCCCTGCAAGGTGCCTGTCCAAGTTGCTTTGTCGTTGTTTGGTGCGCTAAGTGACAAGCTGCTAAAGAAAGCAGATCCACTGTATTTTTCGTCACCTGTTACGTTTGATGTCATTACGATAGTCAATAAAGTACCCGCTAGCAAATCTGTTACCAAATCCTTGTAAGAAACTTGTGAAGCTCCTACGCTAGAGTCATCTTCAAAGATTGCTTCAACGTTCAAAGTGTAGCCATACTCACCCGCGATAAATTCCTTTGCGCCTGCGCTGTCTTTACTTGTAACGTCGATCATATCCTTAGAAATGTCGAGCGAGTTAGATGTCGCGTTAGCGATTTTTTTAAGTGTGCCGCTCACATCTTTATAGATGCTTATGAGCGTGCCGTTTACTGGTCCAGTAGTTGCCATGATTATTTGTATATTAAGTTATTTTTCTTTGCTAATTTGGCTAGGATTTTATCCACGCCGTTTATAATTCCGTCCGTTACTCTGCCCGCGTTCTGGTCTAATGCCGGGCGCATAAAAGGGCGCGCTTCAATGATGCCAGTATAGCGGCCCGTCTTTTCCTGTATACGTGCAACAGTGCCGTATTCAAACATCGGCCCCAGGTAATTATTGTAATATTCCTTACGCAATCCTATTAAAACCTTTGTTTTGTTATCCTTATCCTTTCCAGTAATAAAGCCGATTGATGCCGCCAAGTCTCCGCCTTCCTTTGGCGCTAAGTTCTTTGCACTACTAATTATTGGTAATGCCTGAGCTTTAAGCATGCGCTGAAATTCGGGGTTATCGATTTCGACCCCCATTGCTTTTAAGGCGTCTATAACCTCGGCAATATTTTCAACGTTTTTTGTCACTCTGTTAATTCAGTTTGCAACTTCAAATATAAATTCCTTGCTAGGTTTGCAATGTTAACAATGTTATGGTTTAGGCCCGCGTCAACTATTCTATGCTTCACGCTTACCGCTGAATTATAGCGGATAGTATAGTAAACGATTTGCTTATGCTCTCTGCGGTCCGCATTCACTTGCTCGCTTCCGCTTTCCTGTTCTACGCGCTGAGCCCAAGCCGTTGCGTATTCGGTCCACGTTTGTAATTTCTCCCCTGTATTCGCGTCGATAGTTTCCGCATAACTCTGCAGGCTTACCAATACGTCCATAGATCCCGACTGCATTATAGTATGATTTGGATTTTGTAAGGGTCTAAAAGATACTCGAAGCCTAAAGATATCTTGGCTTGTATGGTTCCAACTACAATAGCATTCCTGTTATCGTAATACTGACCGACTAAAAGCAAAGCGGCGTGTTTAATTGCCATCGGAAATATTGTATCTGGGTCAACGCTTGCGGTTCCAACTGGATTAAATCCTTCAGATACTTCAATAATGTATTTAATTGTATCGTCAGTAATCGAGTCGGGCGCAGTATTGATAAAGATATTTCGTGAGTAGTTGCCCATTGGGTCAGGTGCTACTATCCAATCACTGCCAGCAAATGCCGTTACCGCTTGGCTAGAGTTAACGTAAGAAACAGAGTTGACAGCCAACACGCGGCTATTTACGCGTAGGTAATTGCCGCTAGGTATATTGAGTCCGTTAACGGGATTGATTAGCGCAGGCGAGCCCGTAAAGCTATCAAAGCCATATTTAGCCGTTGCCTTCTTAATCGAGTATCCTAAGTAATTGCTGCAGGAGTCAACGGCCATACTAATTAAACCGCTAATATAACTGTCATCATCTGAGGCAGTAACGCGCAAATGCTGTTTAGCGTCGGCCAAACTTAAGTAGTCTGTGGCGACATTTGCAAAGGCTGTGTATCTTCTACTTTTGAACATTATTCGGCGTCTAATTCGGTCTCTGGGTTAGTCGGTTTCTTTTTGGTCTTTGGTGCAGCTACAACTTCAACAGCCCCCGCCTCAAGTAATAACTCGGCTTGCTTTGTTTCAATGTCTACAACTTCACCCAAGTTGTAACTTAGGTTAAAGTGCCCTGTTGGGTTGATCAAAAATTTAACTAACATTTGGCCCGTGGGGGGTGCAGTCAAGACCCCCCGCAGCACTCGGACTTTTACGCCCCCGAGCGGGCTAGTGATTAGGCGACGATGTCCTTACAAACCGCGAAGGCAGTAGGCTGCAACAAATTGCAATCCATGTAAGCGTTAAGCACAACGTTAGTTAAGCCAGCAGTAGCACCTGAATAAGGGTCAACTGTTAACTCCATTCCGCCGAAACTCGCAATAGCCATCTTGCTGAAGTCTCCGAAGATCATTGCAGACAAAGTGCTAGACGATCCTTTGCTCAAGTTACTAGGAACCAAAGTTGTTGTCGCAACATTGTAACCGTTCAACTCAGTGCCACCAGAAGGCCAGATAAAGTTACCTTCTACGCCTGAGGCTTGGCGGGCAGTAGTTTGCAATTTAGCTTTCACCAATGGGTTAGTCAAGTAAGCAACTCCGTTACCGTTAGCGTTCTCTACTGCTTTCATCAAGTTAACAACATCGGCCCAAACTGGAGCGATTCCGTTAGCGTTGGTAGAGTTAGAAGTTGCACCACCTGCGAAAGTTACGTTAACGTTAGCGTTTGCAATAATACCAGTAGGCTCGTTAGAACCACCGCCTTTAATAGCAGCAGTTTCCAAAGATTGGGCCATAGCATTAAGCAACCAATTTCTAACGTAAGCATCAATCGAGTTGCTAGATTGCAACATCAACTGGTTAGACACCTGAATATAGGCAGCCAAACGCTTAGGGCTAAAAGTGATTTTTGAGAAAGCGGGGCTCTTTTCGGTAGCTGTTCCGTTTTCAGTATTCCAACCTGCGCTAGGTACAGTGCTAGCAGTAGGCATATCCAAGTTGCCAACCAATCCGCTCAAACGTTGAACGCCCAAGTTAGCTAAAACTGTGCGAGGCAACAAAACGTCAATGATTGAACCTACAGAAGTTTGAACGTTAACGCCACCTTCAGAACCAGAAGTTCCGCCTGTTGCAGTCATGTCACGCTTAAATACCGCGGAAGGGATTTTAATAGAGTGAGCAGAAACGCTAACGCCTGAGCGCTGGAACTCGTCGCCACCCATTGCAGAAAATTCGCCCTCAACACCTTCACGGCGTCCAGTAACAGCCATTTCAATAGCGCGCTTAAAGCTGTAAGCGTCGGCCATGTTTGACTTTTCTTTCTCTTCGCTACGGCTTGCGCTGTGGCCTGCTGCTTGAGCTGCAAGGTTCTGCAATTTCTCTAAGGTTTCAACCTCTGCTTTGATCGCGCCCAAACGAGCCTCGATTTCAGACAAACGGTTAGTTTCAGTGTCAGCCATAGAACGTGCTTCACGCTCGATGGTAGATTGTAGGGTAGACAATTCGCCTAGCAAACGTCCACGCTCTTCTTTTAGGGCTTTAATTTTATTCATGATTTTTGTTTTTTTAATAGTTTGTGTATCTGGCTAAAGCAAGTTTTAAAATATCCGCGCTTACTTGACTTTGTTTTGCGGCTTCAATTTCTAACTCTTGGTCTCTAGTTGCTGCAATGCTGCGAGCGTCCGCTTCTGTATCCTCATACGCAGGATAAGTTACAGGGCTAACATCGTACAGGTCCTCAATAACTTTAATAGTACGCTTTCCCATTGTGCCGTATTTTTCTGACTCGCTCCAGTTCTGCTCTTTGATTGTAAAAGCAAATGAGCTTTGAGTAATGTCGCCGCGCATAATAGAACGCACGACGCTCATATGCGTAGGGTTCTCGTAATCTGGGACCCAAGTATACTCTAAATTCCCCTCACCATTTACAAACACTCTGCAAGTGTCTGCCTTTGTGCGGCCTAAAATTAAGTCGGCTTCATGATTAAACAAACAACGGATATCGTAATCTTTACTTAAAGCATTGTCAAACGCCCCGGCCATTATAACCTCTTCAAAGTATCCAAGGTCAGTAACTGAATTAATAACGGCAGCGATGCCACCAATTTCTTTTGGCATGCCTTCGCCGTCTGCTCTGGTGTGGACGGTGCCCGTAAATGTGCGCCTTTCTTGTTTCATTTTAATTTATTGTTTGGTTATTTACGCCCTCGGGGTTATTGTTTTTATCTGCCGTAGCCATAAGGTTTGCAATCTTCGCGTCCATATACTCGTTAATCTGACTTGACGGCATTAAGTTGGCTTCGATTAAATATTCGTCGCCACCATCAAACGCGTTTACATCCTCATAAACCCGCGCCTCGTTTCTAGAAAGCCAGCCGCCGCGGATGCCTTTATTATAATAGTCTGCTCGCTCGTTAGCGGAGGCCCTCAATAGTGAGTTAAAATTAAATTTAAAGTAATATGTAAGCTTGTCATTTTCTGTTAACAACTTACGGGCTAATTCCTGCTCGATGTTAATCGCATAACTCATTAAAGTGCGAGCGTAAAAATCTTGGTACTCCTGCTCGACGCTAGACTTAATCCCTGCGGTTGCGCCTATCATTGAAGCAGGCACTCCAAAGATTCTCGCGATTTCCTCGCTGCTAAATTTACGCGTTTCCAAATACTGTGCCTCTTCAGGGCTTAGGCTTAATTTTTCCATCTTGATGCCGTTGGGAAGCACAGCGCTACGGCTTGCCCCGTCTATAACATCGTCGAGGGATTTTTTCAAAGGGCCCGCTTGGTCTATTTTTATCTGGGCGTCTGACGTTAACAAAAATTTCAATACTCCATTTTTATAAACGCCGGCGCTCTGGCTAATTGCTGCCAAGTCAATACCTAAAGTTTCCGCATGCAATACTACTGGGCTCAAACCTACCAAAGGATTATCGCCACACATTCCTTTAAAGTGTAGCATTTCCGTTGCAGGGATCATGCCCGGGTATCCTGCGAGTGTAACCTTGTAAAACAAAAGGCCGTCCTGCATAACAGGGGTAACGTACTGCGGCGCGATTGGGTGCAACTCTATGCCGATGTTTCGCACGTCGCGATTAATAAAAGCGTAAGCGTTACCAGTTAGCGCCAAGTGGCTCGTCATATACTTGGTGAAATCGTATTTAGTTTGATAGGGATTCGGCTCGTTAGTTAAAGCTGTGGCGTAGTGGATTATAATTTGGTCCCTGCTTTGGCCATCGTCTTTATACAATTTCAAACCAAGCCCCGCGATTCCGTCCGCAATAACTCTAACGCAAGCGTGCACGGATGCAATGCTTAGCGCCGTTGTATTATTTACGGCTTGGCCGCTTTTGGTTTGATAGCCAAAAATATTGTTTAAGGTATTCACAAACCAGTCTGCGGGTTGCGTTAGCATTGACCGCTTTTCTGTTTTCCGTTCCCAAAATCGTAGATTCATCGCCCGCAAATTACAACCTCTTTAATTCTGCCGTGTTAACAAATCTTATTTATTAC